TTTTTTGTATAAATAGTATCATGGAGTAAACTATATGTCTATACAAAAAGTTTCAAATAATATACTCTCGACACCTGGCTTAGTTGTTCAAGTAGTTACTGCTTCTTCAACAACAGCAGCAAGTACAACAGCCGCTTCAATGACTGCCTCTAATTTAACTGCAGACATAACTCCAAGTTCATCATCAAATAAAATTTTAGTGATGATGTGTACATCAATTTATCATTCACAAGATGGAGCACAATCAAGCACAACCATATTCAGAGATTCTACAAACTTAGGAAGAGATGATAGAGGAATAGTACAGTTTGGTGATTTTGAAGATAGATTCCAAGCAAACGCTACTATGATGGTATTGGATTCACCTAACACTACAAGTTCAGTTACTTATAAATTATATTTTAGAAACATTTCAACAGGAATGGGGACAACTTATATAGGTGTAGACGCTACACCCCAATTTGTAACATTAATGGAGATAGCAGGATAATGGCATTAACAAAAATAAGTGGAGATAATGCATTATCTAATCCACGCAGAAGAAATTTAATTATAAATGGTGATATGAGAATCAATCAACGAGGATTTGCAAATGATGTAGACAATGCTTATACAGTAGATAGATTTGTGTATCAAAGTTCAGCGGGTGACAAATTTACAATTACACAAGACACAGACACTCCTAGTGGAGAAGGATTTATAAACTCATTAAAATTTGTTGTGGCATCAGCAGTAACAGTTGGAGCATCTGATTATTTTATGATTAGTCAACCTATTGAAGGTTTTAACACTTCTTTTTTAAGATTAGGAACATCTAGTGCAAAAACATTTACATTATCATTTTATGTTAGAAGTTCTTTAACTGGTACATTTGGTGGTGGATTAGGAAATGCTGCTGGAAATAGAGGTTATCCATTTACATATACTATAAGTTCAGCAGATACTTGGGAACACAAAAGAGTTACAGTTCCAGGAGATACAACAGGAACTTGGGTTACTGGTAATACTCATGGATTATTAGTAAGATTTGGTTTAGGTGTTGGCTCAAATAAATCTGGAACAGCAGGTGCTTGGACAGGTTCAGAAATTTTTAGTGCTACTGGAGCAACAAGTGTGGTTGGAACTGGTAGTGCAACTTGGTATATAACAGGAGTTCAATTAGAAGAAGGAAGCACATCATCTGATTTTGAACATACAAATATTGGAAATGAATTATTATTATGTCAAAGATATTACCATGAAGGTATATATGCTTTTATGACATCAAGTGCTACAACCTGTATATTTAATATTGATTTTCCAACTACAATGAGAGCCACTCCAACAACAACACATGAGTATGCTGAGGGTGGTACAGCTAATGATATCTATAATATTGCTACTGCTGCTACACCAACTTTTGTTCCCAATGGTAGTTTTGTAGATGTTAATAGTTATAAGTTTGCTTATGATTTTGATGCAGGTCTTACAGCAGATGATGGATACCAATCCTATTTTCATTTTGATTCGGAGTTATAAATGATTGAAACAGTAGTAAATATGAAAGATGCAAATGGTACTTTAACAGGTTATTTACTGAATGGTCATAAGTGTGTACCATTAGACCCAGCAAATAGAGATTACCAAGAAATACAACAATGGGCCGCAATTGATGGAAACAACATCACAGACCCAGAGTAATAAAATCTTAACTTATATAAATAATACCAGAACAATGGAAGAAGAAACTCAAAGAAGATACCTATATCTATAGGTATTATTATCAAACACAAACTAGGAGAAAATAAAATGTTTAAAAACATTAAATTAATAATAGTAGGATTATTAGTCATGACATCATTGTCATTCGCAGATTCTACACCAGAGAATGAATGGGACAAATTTGAAACAAATGTTGAAATCAAATTTGGTGATATCAAGTTTGGAAGTAGAAGTTATGTAGATGATGATGAAAATCATTTAATTTTTGGATATCAATTATTTCCAAGATTAGAAACTCAGTACAGATATGTAACTGGTTTAAGTGGACAGAATCAACATAGATTCAGAGTCTCACATAAGACTTTTGGGTATGGCCCATTTTTCGCAAACTCAGTTTTAGAGTATAGATTAAAACAAGATGAGGGAGATGACATACTTAGAATTAGACCAAAAGTAGGTGCGAAAGTTCCTATCGGTGGACTCACACTTCAGTATGACTTACAACCACATTGGAATTTCGATAACGAAACTGATACAGGTTCACAGTTAAAACTGAATAAGTATGAACATACTGTAAGTGCGATTAAAAAAATCAATGATAATTTATCATTAACACTATTCGCACAAATGGAAAGAGATGAAGATAATAACCATAAGGAAACATATATGGGTACATCTATTAAGATAAACTTTCCACAATTAACTGCAATACAAGAGTAAAAACAAGTGTTTTATGTTAAGGGGAAACTTTTTGCAGTTTCCTCTTGACATTTACGCTCAATATGTTATAAATAATATATGAGAAGTAAGTGGTTTGGGTTCGGTTTAATATTGATTGAATCACGAAGAAAGTTAGGAGACTGACACTAAAATCCAAACTAAACACTTACTCTCCTTCTAAAACATTCCTTATAAATATAATCAAATGGCAACAACAACAAGAATACTTAGTAGACAACCAGATACTTTAGACTACGCAAGTCCAACACAGTTTAAGTTCGGTATTAATATTTTACCTAAAGTAGAATACTTTACTTTAACTGCCAATGTACCAGGTATATCATTACCACAAATTGATAACCAAACTCCATTCAAAACAATTCCACTTCAAGGTGATAATTTAACTTTTGATAATTTAGAGATTACATATATCATTGATGAGAAGTTAGAGAATTATATTGAACTACAAAATTGGGTGAGGGCGATTGGATTTCCAAAAACAAGACAAGAATTTAAATCATTTAGAGACACTGAATCTCAAAGATTTCCAACTGCGACAACAAGAAGTGTAAGTAAAGATATTGGTGATACTGGACTCGCGACACCAGATGGTTCAATGTTTTCAGACGCAACACTAACTATACTATCAAGTAAAAATAATCCAATACTTGAAGTTAGATTTCAAGATGTTTTTCCTTTGAGTGTTGGTTCACTTGAATATAATCAAGGCGCTTCTGATATTGAGTATCTAGTTTCGAATGTTACATTTGCATATAAAATATATGAAATAGTTTCACTATAAATAATTATAACTTGAAATTAAAATGTTAATGTGGTATAATATATAATGGACTTACAACAATTACAAGAACAAGTAGACAAAGATATTAAATTAAATTCTGATAATCTTGATATTGAATCATTAAAGATTCCAGAGTTACATAACAAGTATCTTAAATTTCATAATCGTTTTACACTTCTATTAAAGAAAGCTGAAACAGACTTTAAAGAACTTTACAAACTCAAGTGGGAATACTATGGTGGAAAGTCATCACCAGAAGTTTACAAAGAAAATCCATTTGATTTAAAAGTTTTAAAATCAGACATTCCAACTTACTTAGAATCAGATAAAGAGTTGATAGAACTTGAACAAAAGATTGCTTATAATAAAACGATTGTAAATTATTTAGAACAGATTTTGAGAAGTTTAAATAACAGAACTTTTCAAATTAAAAACGCCATTGAATGGCGAAAGTTTGAAGCGGGAGTTTTATAAATGGCAACAAGAACAAAAATACCAAAGGTTACAGATTTTGTAAAAGAATATAAAAATGTAATTTCACCTACACTTTGTGATGGTATAATTAAATATTATGAGTCTATTGGTGGTTGGAACAAATCAACTTTTGGAACAAAAGATGGTTTATCACCAGAGACAAATGATAAAGTTGATATGAATGAAATGTGGATTTCTAAAAAAGACCAAGGCGGTCTATATGGTGATATGTTGAGTGGATTTAAAGTCGCTCTTCAAAAATATACTGAAGAGTATCCAGATATTGTTATTCAACATTCAACACCTTTTAGATTAAACAAATATTCTGTAGGTGGATTTATGTCAAGACATATCGATAATATACATCATAGTCATGGACAACAATATGGATTTCCACATTGTACAATGTTATTATATTTAAATGATAACTATCAAGGTGGAGAGTTTGAAATGTGTAATGGTTTAATAAGTAAAAAACCAAAAGCGGGAACTATTGTCGCATTTCCATCTAACTTTATGTATCCACATGAAGTTAAACCAGTAACAGAAGGAGATAGATATACTGTAATGGTATGGTTAATGTAATTATGGAAGATTTTCAACAATACAAATTATTTCCAACATCTGTATTTTCATTTAGAGGAGCAGGTGTTAAGGATTGGGATTTAAAAGAATACTTTATAAAAGAAAGTAGTACATCATCTAATGAGGGTAACTGGCAAGGTCGCGCAGACTTACATAAAGATGAATTATTTTTTCCTTTAGTTGATAATATTATTCAAGCGACTAAGGCCGCGACTGAAGGATTAAAGTATGATAATAATGGTAAATCATATGGATATGAAATTACAAATATGTGGGGAAATATTCTAAGAAAAGGACAAGCCCATCCACCACATACACATAGTAATAATTTTTGGTCTGGTGTTTATTATATCACTGGAAGTCAGAAACAATCTGGTATACAGTTTTTTGACCCAAGACCTCAAAGTCAAGTATTACTACCACAAAAGAAAGAGGATAATATAGACAATGGTAATCTAGTTTCCTTTCCAAGTGCTGCAGGACATGGTTATATTTTTCCAAGTTGGTTAGTACACTGGGTGCCTGTTCAACAAGATGATGAATTAAGAATTTCAATCGCATGGAATATAGTTCTTCGTGGAGAATATGGTGCAGAAAAAGATTACCAGTATGCTCGTATCTAAAGTTAATGAAGTCTATATCAAAGTTGATGTAGAACCTTATATACAAAAAGAGTTATCTGATTTTTTTACATTTGAAGTGCCTGGCGCAAAGTTTATGCCATCGGTACGAAATCGTTATTGGGATGGAAAGATAAGACTTTTCTCCCCTGCGAATGGTCAGATATATACTGGACTTTTACCTTATCTCAAAGAGTTTTGTAAAAGAAATGATTTAGAAATCGTTATTGAGAAAGGTATTGAAAACGAAAAAGAACTTGATGATAAAATTGTAGAAAAATTTATTCAGTCTTTAAAACCAAAATCAAAAGGTAAACTATTAGAAGTTAGAGATTATCAGATAGACGCAGTTCATAATGCGATATCAAACAACAGGGCGTTATTACTGAGTCCAACCGCTTCGGGTAAATCTCTTATCATTTATTCTCTTGTTAGATATTATCAAATGATGGGATTAAAAACATTAATTCTTGTTCCAACTACTTCTTTGGTTGAACAAATGTATTCTGATTTTTTAGATTATGGTTGGAAAGATAAGTTTATACAAAGAGTATATCAAGGACATGATAAAGATGTAAACAAAGATGTTATTATCTCAACATGGCAATCATTATACAAACTTCCTAAAAAATATTTTGATGACTTTGGTTGTGTGATAGGTGATGAGGCTCATCTATTCAAAGCGAAATCACTTACAAGTATTCTCACTAAACTACATGATTGTAAATATCGTTTTGGTTTAACAGGAACACTTGATGGAACACAAACTCATAGATTAGTTTTAGAAGGATTATTTGGAAATCTTAAAAAGGTTGTGAAGACTAAAGAGTTGATGGATTCAAATACTCTCGCAGATTTAACAATTAAATGTTTACTTTTAAAACATGATAATCTTGATTGTAAACAAGTGTATGATATGAAGTATCAAGAGGAAATAGATTTTCTTGTTTCAAATCATGAAAGAAATCGTTTTATCGCAAACCTTACAGTTGGAACAAAGGGAAATACATTATGTCTTTTTCAACTTGTAGAAAAACATGGATTTAAATTACATGACTTAATCAAAGAAAGAATATATGGAAATAGAAAACTATTTTTTATCTATGGTGGAGTGTCTACTGATATAAGAGAAGATGTTCGTAAAATTACTGAAAATGAAAATGACGCAATCATCGTTGCGTCTTATGGAACATTCTCTACTGGTATTAATATACAAAATTTACACAATGTTATTTTCGCAAGTCCATCTAAAAGTAGAGTTCGTGTTTTACAATCGATTGGTAGAGGATTGAGAAAAGGAAGTAATAAAGAAAAGGTTACTCTATATGATTTAGCAGATGACCTTACCTATAGAGATAAAAAGAATTTTACACTTAGACATTTCTTAGAGAGAGTAACAATATACAACGAAGAAGAATTTGAATATACAATAAAAAAAATAGGTCTACCTAAATAATATCATGGGTGAAATGGTATACACATTTATTAAATTTAAAAATGGAGAATCTATTATCACATTAATAGATAAAGAAACTGAGAAAGAAATTTATATTGTTGAACCAGTTGAATTGTCAATCACTCCTAAAATCAATATGAAAGGTGAAATTAAAGATAGTGTCATTTTACAAAAATGGTTACATCCTTTCACAGACTCAGTTGAATTTAAAATCCCCAAAGAAGAAATATTAATAATGTGTCTCGCGAGTGAGAGTCTAAGTAGATATTATGAAAACTTTTTGTTTAAACCAGAGACTAAAGATGAAGAAGGTAAACAGGAAATAAGTGAAAAAGATTTTGATGAAAAAGAGTATCCTTTAGATACTATTAAAGATGTTCATTAACTAATATCCTCATGCCCAACCACATGCTTTAGTATAACGAATTAAAAAAGAAAGTCAATAGCAAAATGAAAAAAACTATAAAAATATTTAAAGATGTGAATCCAGATAAATGGACAAATAAAGATACATTAAAATTTTTATTACCCTATCTTATTTTCATTTGTTTTTGGTTATGGTTATTTTTTGGAACATGGATAAAAAGGCTATTGACAAACGCAGTGACTTAGGTTATATTATTAGCAACATGGCTGAAGTAAAAAAGAAAAGAAGAAAAAATTTAACCAAAGATGATACACATTATGTGGATAATAAAGCGTTTCTTGAAGCGATGAAAGTCTGGAAAGAAGAATGTAAAAAAGCGACTAAAAAGAATAAAGGTATTCCCCCAGTCTCAAACTACATCGCAGATTGTTTTATTAAGATTGCAAACAGATTATCATTCAGACCTAATTTTGTAAACTACACTTATAGGGATGAAATGATTTCTGATGGAATCGAAAACTGTATTCAATATAGTTATAACTTTAATCCAGATAAGAGTGATAATCCTTTCGCATATTTCACACAAATTATTTACTATGCGTTTGTAAGAAGAATACAAAAAGAAAAGAAACAATCACATATCAAAAATAAAATGATGGAGAGAACAACATTCGAACCATTTACTAAACAAAAGAATGATGTAAATGAATATTCAAGTCCAGCGTTTGAACAACTTCGTAATATGATGTTACCAGATACAGATGTTTATAAACCAAAGAAAAAGAATCCAAATAAAAAAGGACTTGAAGAATTTATGAATGATGATGAATAATGAAAATAGCTTTAATTACTGACCAACATCTTGGTGCGAGAAATGATAATCTTGTATTTGTAAATTACTTTAAAAAGTTTTATGATGAGATTTTCTTTCCATACCTTGTTGAAAATAATATAAAAACAGTTATTGATTTAGGTGATACTTTTGACAGAAGAAAGTATGTAAACTTTAATACACTTCATCATGCGAAAGATATGTGGTTAGAACCTTTAAGAAAGAGGAATATTACTGTTCACTGTTTAGTCGGTAATCATGATACTTATTTTAAAAATACAAATGATGTAAACTCCTGTAATTTGTTATTCGATGATTATGAAAATATTCATGTTTATTCAGAACCAGAAACAGTTGAAATTGGTGGTGTTCCTTTTTTAATGATGCCGTGGATTAATGAAGAAAATTATCCAGAGTGTATTCGTTATCTACAACAAACAAAAAGTGATATATGTATTGGACATTTAGAGATAAATGGATTCGAACAACAAAAAGGACATATCGCAGAAAATGGATATGATAAATCTTTATTCAAAAGATTTGAATTAGTTTTCTCTGGACACTATCACAGAAAATCTGATGATGGACAAATATATTATCTAGGCGCACCATACGAACAAAACTGGAGTGACTATGAGTGTCCAAAAGGTTTTCATGTTTTTGATACAGAGACAAGAGAGTTAACAAGAATAGTAAATCCAAATAAGATACACAAAAAGATTTATTATAATGAAACAACGACTGATTATTCGAACTTTGATATAACAGAATATAAAGATTGTTTTGTTAAATTAATTGTAGTTGTTAAAAAAGATTTGTATACTTTTGATAAGTTTGTTGAAAGATTACTCAATGAAAGTAATGCGTATGAAGTTAAAATCATAGAAGATTATTCTGAACTAGACGCAAGTCAAGTGAGTGATGAGATAATTGAAAACGCAGAAGATACAATGACACTTGTTGAAAAATATATTGATGATATCGAAACAGATATCAACAAGGATAAACTAAAGGGGATTATGCGTTCCCTCTATGTAGAGGCCAATTCTTTAGATGATAATATTTAAAAAAGTTAGATGGAAGAACATACTTTCCACAGGGAATAGTATGACCGAAGTTGATTTGAATACACACAATACAACTTTAATCGTTGGTGAAAATGGCGCAGGTAAGTCAACGATACTTGACGCAATCTGTTTTGCATTATTCAATAGACCATTTAGACAAATAAGTAAAACACAATTACTTAATTCAATCAATGAGCAGAATGGAGAAGTACAAGTTGAATTTTCTATTGGTACAAAAGAATATAAAATTATTCGTTGTATGAAACCTAACAAGTTTGAAATATATTGTGATAACTTAATGTTAAATCAAGACGCAAGTAATTTAGATTACCAAAAACATTTAGAACAAAGTATTTTAAAATTAAATTATAGAAGTTTTACTCAAGTTGTTATTTTAGGTAGTTCTACCTTTGTACCTTTTATGAAACTATCATCATCTCATCGTAGAGAAGTTGTAGAAGATATATTAGATATTAAAATATTTTCAAGTATGAATCTTCTTGTTAAAAATAAAATTAAAGAGATAAATGATGATATCAAATCAATTGATGATAATACTGAACTCACTCTACAAAAAATAGAACTACAAGAACAGTATATAAATGATTTAGAACAAAACAAAGATAAAATTATTAAAAACAATAATGAAAAAATTGATTTAAATAAGAAAACGATATCAAAATATTTATCAGACAAAACAGAATTAGAAAATTTAAATGATGGTTTATTAACAGAAGT